GGCATATTGTTTGCTACCATTTCATAGCCAGCACCAAATAAAACTGCAAAGAGCGAGATCATCCAAGACCAACGAGCAATGTCGTGGGTCTTGTTGTCTGCTCCGGTTAAAAGATCATTTAGGATCTTGCTTGCACTCATTTTTTCAATGCGTCAAGCTTGTCTTCAATGCGATGAACAGCTTTGAGAACTTCTTCCCAACGATCTGAAAAATCGTCCTTATGCATATAGTTTTCTGCAAGGTGGGTTCTTAGATCATGGAGATCAATTTTAAGAGCCTGGACAGCAGTCCAAAGTTCTTTTAAAAACCAACCAATTGCTACAAAAACTAAGGGCAGTATTAAGTTAAAAAAGGCTTGTAAGTCCATTTTATTTTGGGGCTCTGTCTAAACGCTCTTGGGCTTGGGCTGCAATAAGATTATGCAAAGGAGAAATACCTGATCCACTTGCAACAGGAGTTGCCACTGGAGCAACTGTCGTTGCCACTGGAGCAACTGTCGTTGCCACTGGGGCAGCAGGCGCTGACTCGCTTAATGTTTCTTTTAAAACTTCTACTTCAGCTTGGATAGATGAGAGGATTTTGTCAGTGATTGCCATTGATGTCTTTCGGTTATTGTTGTGATTTAAGGGCTTGTACTTCTGCTTGCAATTCTTGAATTGCTTTTACTAACATTGGGATTAAATTAGAAGACTTAACCATTTTAAAGTCCTCAATGTTGTACTGTTTGCTTGGCGTTGTTTCAACGAGGCTTGGTAATACTTGCTCAACTTCTTGCGCAATGAAACCTAAATGTGTTGTTTCTGGGTCAGATTTCAAGCTGTAGTTTACTACGTTGAGCTTGCTAATTGCGTCTAAATAGCCGCCAGCTGGGGTAATGTTTTCCTTGATACGAGCATCCGAAATAACGCCGTATGTACCAGTTACGTTGTATGTCGAACCAGAGTTGGTAAGTTGCATTTTGAGGACATTGTTGATTGTCCAGTCAAAGTTTGCACCATCCCAAGTCATGGAATTGTTAACGCCGAATGTTACTGCGCTGGTAGATAAGTAGCTAACACCAGTTCCAGCAGTATTGCCGCCAACATACAAAATACCACTGGCGTTTGTCAATGCAACAGAAGCACCACTAAATGTACCTGTTGTAGCAGCTACAGAGCCACCAGATAGGTTGGTTGCGGTAGTCGCTGTTGTAGCAGATGTAGCAGTGGTTGCGGTAGTTGCTGTTGTAGCAGATGCCGCGCTACCAGTAATGCTGATTGACCAAGTGCCAGACGCGCCCGTACCAGTTGGTGTGGGTGGTGTGTATCCAAGGCCAGTAGTAATTTGACCTGAAGTTAGTGTGTTGCCGCTGATAGATGTTACCGTGGCTGCGTTACCAGTAATACCGATTGGCCATGTGCCTGATGCACCGGTACCAGTTGGAGTTGGCGGTGTGTAACCAAGGCCTGAAGTAATTTGACCTGAAGTCAGCGTATTGCCGCTGATAGAAGCCACAGTAGCAGCTTGTCCAGAAATGGCGATAGGCCATGTGCCAGACGCACCAGAACCCGTTGTACTTGGAGCACCAATGGTGTTGTAAGATACTGCAACGGCAGCACTACCATTAAATGATGTGCCAGATACGTTACCCGCACCACTATTGTTAAATACTACAGAATTGGTTGTGGTACCTGAGCTAATGCTTGATGCAATAGTAATCGAGCCGTTAGCATTGGTAATCGTGATACCTGTGCCAGCAGTTAGGGTAGACTTAGTTAAGCTACCAGTTGCTGAATTACCAATAAGTAGCTGGCCATCAGTGTAAGTAACTTGACCTGTACCGCCGTTCAATGTGGCCAGTGTGCCACCCAAAGTCAGCGTACCAGAGGTGGTAATTGGACCGCCAGTTAGTGTGAGGCCAGTTGTACCACCAGAGCCAGACACGCTGGTAACAGTACCAGTAGCAACCGTTGTGGTTGATGCGATAATGTTTACAGTGCCACCTTGGTTAAAGTACAACTTACCATCAGTAACGTTTAGAGCCAATTCGCCAGGTAACAGATTGCCTGCAGTAGGAATGTGGCCTGCTGTAGTACTGTAGTAAAGCTGAATGGGTGTATAGCCGGTTGCAGCCATTGTTATTCCTTATAGAACTTTAAGTTATTAATTAAGCGTTCGTTTGTTGGGTCTAAATCTACGGCAATTTGACCATGCTCAATTGCCAAATTTTTTTTGCCAAGATGATGCGCAGCTATTGCAACAAGATCGTGTGGCTTCATGCCCCATACGCTTGGGTCCATTGTGTAGACCTCTTGCTTGTCTTTAACTTCAAGCGCTTTTAAAGCAGCATCTAAAGACTCTTGCCACATCTGTTTGGCATGGTACGAAAGAGACAACTCACACCAAGGTTCACGCGTGTACGGCGCTTCGTTACAGGCTTTTCTAAGCCACTCAGTGCCATCTTGTCCCAGCTTGTCGTATGCTTGGCCTAGAAGGCGCATTGCGTAACAACGCTCGTTTGGCCATGTTGCTTCTGGCATAGCTAGGTATTTATTTAGCGCTACAACGGCATCTAACCATTTACCATAAAACGTCAATTCTCTAGCATAGTAAAATGCATTACGAGGACAACGTGGATCTTCTGTTACTGCCACATGCAACAAGTCTAAATATTGACCGCGAGACTTTGTTGGATCTGGCTTGTGTACCACCAATAGCATGTCTGTCTGAGCCCATACTTCTTTAGTTCTGGTGTCTGGCATTGGGTACTCATGGCAAGGATGATGCCAGTGGTATCCTTTGCGGTGGTGAATCTTTTCGTAATAAAACGCGATTCCTTGGCCCCAATCAAACTTATAACGTAATCGGGTTGTATCGGGTTTCCAAACGCGTTCTATTTCTTCTCGCCATCCTGGTTGAAGCTCTTCATCAAGATCCAGGCTAATACAAACATCAATATCAGCAGGCAATAAAGCCAAGCTAGCATCTCTAGCTTTGTCAAAACGCCATGGGTTAATACAAATGTTATGTACTGTAGCACCACAATCTTTCGCTAACTGAACGGTATTGTCTGTAGAACCAGTATCGGCGATGAGAATAAGATCCGCATCTTTAGCTGACTCACAAAACCGCTTGACAAACATCTCTTCATTTTTGCTAATTGCATATACAGCAATTTTCATTTAAAACTCCAAAATACTAAATTATACTCCAGTTGGGCCTGTTGGTGCAGCTTGAATTGTCGGGAATATTAAATTAGGGTTTAACGCCAACGCCGCAGCTTTAGCTTGCTCTTCAGTCAAAACTGGTCCTGTTGGTGCAGGAGCGGGAGTCGGCGCTGGAGCGGGAGTTGAAGCAGCCACTACGGGCGGATACGTATCACCAGCCTTAATACCGTTTGCATTTTCTACTGCATATAATAAACTATTATCTTCGGCTGTAATCTGCACATGAGGATTATCAGAACTTAAAATTGAATCAACAACCCCATTGGTTGTGTGGATATAAATCATGACTGCTCCTCTAATGACGAAATACAATAATACATAGATCCGGACGCTTGAAATGTTATTGTTGTTCCCGCAGCTACATAGATATGAGTTTCTTGCGGAAACGCATAATAGTAACCAGTGGCAAAACATGAAAATGTTGTAACTCCATTAATGTTCATAGATGCTCCGCTAGCTCCAGTTGCTCCGACAGTCACAGCCACTTTGGCATCTGTTTGCGGGGTGTATGAAATTAATGGGCCGGTACTACCACCTGTGTATCCATTAGCAATTAATCCTGTTGCCATAGTGTTTCCTTAGTTAATTGGTCTTGCGTTTGAAACAATACCAAACATTTCGGCGGTATTTCCAAACAAGTTTACGTTATTTCCGGCAGGTACATTTCGATTAGCGTTAACACCACTTGTTGTAAAAGTCAATCTAGTAGTAACATTACCCCCTGTTTGCACAGTAACTGGGTTGTTTGCCGTAGCTGCTTGTGTTGCTACGCCAATCGGAAGAATTGTTTCGGTAGGATTGTATGATAAAACATAGCCCCCATTGTTAGCACCACTGCATTGCACAAGCATACTTGAAGAAGTTGAATTTCCGTCAGGATAAAATAATGTTCCTAAAGGCGCCGCAAAACCGTGCCCATTTGACACGTTAGCCAATAAACTTACAGATGACGCGCTACCTAAACTTAAGTTTGCACCAAACGTAAATTCGTACCAAGCATTAGCATTAATAGTTACCGATCCTGCAGAAGGAGAAAACGTAAATCCGCTGGGGGTTATAATTAAACAATTTACTCCAGTGGATGAATTAACAAAATATAAGAATACATTTGAGGGGTTGTTACTGGTACTGTAAGCGGTGTTTGCAATATTAGTAAAAGATGATCCGTTCCATGAATACGAAGCAAAACCTATTTGTTGCTGATTATACCCTGAAAGTCCCACATACACAGTCGAACCAATTACTGCAAAAGCGGCGTTACTTTGATAGGCACCAAAGCCGTTTAATGCCGGAGTACCTATTGCTGAACCAGTTGCAGAAATATTGTATAAGTAGTTATATCCGGAAACATTATTTTGAGCTGTTTGGTATACAAAAAAACCGCCAGCGCTATCGGGAGCAGCATTAATATTGGTTGAATAGCCGCCAGTGTAGTTTGTAGTGCCGCTATATAAAGTTGTTGCAGCAGATGTTGTTGCTGAAAATATATACCAGTAAGGGTAGTATGTTTGGTTTGTGTTTCCACCCGATACAAGCCCAAAGTTTCCATTAGATAAAACCATCAAATCGCTGTTGCTATTTGAATTTGTTCCATTATTTGTCGCATATATTTGAATACCAGTTACATTTGTTCCAAAGGTTCCCGAGTTTGACAAAGGAATAACTTCGCCGTAATACGGGTAATAGTCTTGTCCAGCTGCAATTAAAAACCCGCTTGTTCCGATTGGTGCAATTTTTACTGCGCCTACACCAGTAGCAAAACTTGGATTTCTTTGAACAGATAAAACCTGAGTGCCGCTATTAGTGTATGTTCTAACGTAATAATACGTTCCGTTTGCTGCGTAAGCTACAGCAAAACCGCCGTTAGGGATCGCACAAATATCGAGTGGTCCCTGATTTGTTCCAGGGGCAAATACTGTAGTATTGCCAACAACGGTTGCTCCGCTTCCGGTTAATATGCAAAATGTAAAATAACCAGTGTTTTGATCGTACCAAAAAATGGCAACGTTTCCGTTTGAAAGTGTAACAGCTTTAATTGAATAATACACTATATTAGAAACATAGGTATAGTACGGGTACCCTGTAAATCCAAATGAGCTAAAACTGTTGCCTGCAGCTGAATTTACAAAAAACGGCCTTAAATACCCGCTAACAGGATCTAATGAAGTTGATCCAGTAGACGTGGACGTAGCGTAATACGCTTTACCATTTCCGTATACAGAAACCAAATCGCCCTGTGCGATGTTCTCGCCAGCGGTTAGGGTTATTGGGTTCGCATTTTGAACAAAATTACTAAGTTGCGACATTATAAAAGTCTCCAGTCTGTACCATTATACCAAATGGTAAATGTTTGATCGCTTACGTTAAGGATTAAATTTTGAGCAAGGCCCATAATTGTGTGACCATTGCGGCCGATTGTTACGTTGTTAGTAGCCCAAGTATTTGTTGCATCTGTAAACACAGCAGAATACCCTAGTGTTGGTGATGCTGGTAATGTTACAGTAAAACTTCCTGCTGAGCTATCTAGCAAATACGAAATACCGCTTGATGATATTGTAAAGTTATTGTTTTCGTAAATGATTGAGCTAACAGTAAGCGTTGTCCAGCTTGGTGCTGACGCGCCGTTACTTACCAATACTTGGCCAGTTGTTCCCGCTGTTGTAAAGGCGTAGGCAGAACCGTTTCCATAAGCAATACCGCCGCTTGTTGGGGTCGCAGTTCCATTTGTGCCGCCGTTTGCAACTGGCAATACACCGGTTACACCTGTTGTTAATGGTAAGCCGGTTGCATTGGTTAAAGTAACTGATGCAGGTGTTCCCAATATTGGTGCTACCAATGTCGGGCCGCTTGATAACACAACGTTACCAGTACCCGTTGTTGGTGAGCTAGACGCTGCAGTTAATTGGCCTTGAGAGTTAACAGTAAAGTTACCAATCGTGTATACACCAGAAGTAACTGCTGTATTTGAAAGGCTAAACTGATAGCCAGTTAAGGTTAATCCTGTGCCAGCTGTGTAGGTTGGTACTTGTGAGAACTGTGCAAAATTAAGCGCTGTGGTACCAAATACGATTGTAGTTGCGGTGCTTAATACATACGCTTCACCAGCGTCATCACCACCTGAAACCAAGAAATAAGCGCCTTGGTCTAAACCAGATGCGCTATTTGGTGTATAAGTATTTCCATCTAGTGCGCGAGTTAAAATCCAAGGTGATACAGATGCCACACCAACTTGACTTACGTAGTATACACCATTTTGCGTTGCATTAGTTTGACCAACAAGCAAAATACGGTCATTTAAAGCAAATGTGTAACCTTCTAATGTAAGAGGACCATTAGTTGTTGATGTTAATGTTGCGCCAACACCTGAGTTAGCCAAACTGGTAATTGAAAGACCAGTTCCGTTAACTAATGTGTTAATTATCGGGCCTTCAAATGACAGAGAAAGCGTAATAGCTGTTGCACTTGGAACAGATTGTACAAAATAAGGCGTTCCAGCAATAATACCGTTACCGGTAACACCAAATACAATAACGTTGTTAACAGTTAATCCGTGAGCAGATCCTGTGTTTAACGTGTTATTTGTTGTAATACTTGTCCAGGTTGGTGTTGTACCACCACCTACGTATGTTGCAGATAAATTACCGTCCGCGTCATCAATAACGGCTGGGTGAATAGTCAAACCGGCGGCTACCTGATTATCAACGTATGCCTTGTTAGCAATATCTGTACCAGCAACTGGGGTATTTACAATACTACCTGAAGTTGTGGAAATATTGGTAAATGTACCTGCAGCTGGTGTTGTGCCACCAATTACAGCATTGTCAATTGTGCCACCGTAAATATTTGGATTGGTGGCTAAAACAACTACCGTGCCAGTGCCAGTTGTAGTGTAAGATGTTGCCCAACCTGTTCCGGTAGACACAGCAATGCCAGCAGCTGGATAGATTGTTGGACCGGGTGTGCCTGTTGGGCCTGTTGGTCCAGGGCCGCCCGTAGGACCAGCCACACCGTTTACGTTAATAGTCCAAGTGTTGTATGTACCAGAGCCAACAATGCTACTAATATTTGCAACTAACGCACCAGTACCAGAATTGTATGTTGATACGTTACCAATCATGTAATTGCTTGCGTTGTACGCAATAATGATTGGTTGTGCTGTAGTTAGTGCTAAACCAGTTCCAATTGTCAGTACTTGCGTACCAGTTGCAATTGTTAACGTAGTTGTACTAGTTGATGAATATTTATCACCAGGTAAACCTGTTGGGCCAGTTGCACCAGTTGGCCCATAAGGTCCTGTTGGCCCTTGTATGCCTTGCGAACCAGTTGGGCCAGTGGGTCCTGTTGGTCCTGTCGTGCCAGTGGGCCCTGTTGGTCCGGTTGCGCCAGTTGGGCCAGTTGGCCCTGTCGCGCCAGTGGGGCCAGTTGGGCCTGTAGGACCAGTTACGCTAGATGGTGCGCCTGTGGCGCCTGTAGGGCCTGTTACGCCTTGTGGTCCGACTGGGCCAAGGGGTCCGGTAGGGCCAGTTGGTCCAGTGGTTCCTGTAGGCCCAATATGGCCTGTAGGCCCTGTTTGGCCTTGCTGCCCAGTTGGTCCTGTGGGACCACCAAGATTGGCAACTGAGGTTAACTGAACTTGCTTAGTAACACCACCCTGCACAATAACAGTAACTTCGTTCCCTGTTAGGGGCCCGGCTACTTGTAGTTGTGTTATCGAACGATCTGCCATGGAGGTCTCTTATAATTATTGTTTTATATCGCCGGATTCGCCAGCATTTGGTGGCGTACCTTCGATAAATAAGCTGTCGTATTGTTCTGGTTCGTTTGGATTGCCCGTTGTCACCAACTCATCACCACCAACTGGTCCGGTAGCTACAGATTGATCTGGGCGTGGGAAACGAAGCGCAATGTTTTCTGTTTGGCGAGCAGGAAGTCGCCATGGGTCAAAGTTATCTTTATCGTCCTTACATACCCGCATACCAGGAAAGTTTGGATCTGGCATGAGTTCCGTATAGGCGAACTTCCTGTTGCAGCGATCACAGATCGCTACAGACAGGACAGAATTGCCACGGGTATCTAAGTAAACAGGCATTTAAGTGCCTTAGGCGGATTGACCGTCGTTCTTGATTAATACACCAGTAACGTTTACAGAACCAATCAACGGGCCGCCAGTGCTTGATTTAAACAAATACTGGACGTCAGTTTTTTCTGTAATTTTACGTGGCATTTGAACATAGTCAACTTGAATTTGTTGAACATAAGTCTGTTCATTAACAATTGTTTGAGCACCAGTTACATTATTATTAAATTGTGCCTGAAAGTTAATCCAAGCGCTACTTGTAAAACCAATGTTAGCTGTTTTAAATGATCTCAGAATATACAAAGTGTAACCAGCTGGAACAGTATAAACGCTTGCTTGGGTTGTACCTAAACCAGCGTTAATCTGCGCAAGAAGTGTAGAGCCTTGTTTAAAACTGATATTACCAACGTTTGTGCCGTTGGTTACGGTGCAATTGTTAATACGTAAATAAGAATTTACAGAAGTTACGTTAGTTGTTCCGTTTAGCGCGATTACTTCGCTAATTGGTGCAAAGTTTGCATCCAAACCAGTAATTTGCACTTTTAACGCAGATGTATCTGATGCAGAGGTACTTACAATAGTAAGTTGTGCTGCTGAAGCTGGGAACGGATACAAACCGCCACTTTGGGTTAAACCTTCCCAAAGAGGACCAAATGCTGTATTAGATAAATTTGCTGAATACCCATAAAGCAAGAATGGGCTGTGACCCGCAATTTGCCCGCGGGCTACTTGAAGTTCAAAAGGTTCAAACGCGCCCTGTACAGTTACAGAGGGCATTGCTGCTGGTCTTAAATTTGTTACTAAACTTGACATAATTAATTTCCTTTAAAGTTAATGTGGGGGCCGTAGCCCCCTAGGCAATTAATTATTGGTGTAACCTTGGCCGATGTTGATGATAGAGCCAGTGTAGTTACGTGGTGTGTACTCAATGTTGAAAGTACCAGCCAATGTGCCAGTAATTGCACTAACAGCAGCTTGGTTAAACTGGACTGTTGCGTCCAATGTACCGATGTTTGCCAACAAAGCTGTAGCAGCATCAGTAGAAGCAAAAGAAATTACAACAATACCAGGAGTTGTAGATGGGGTGATTGTGCCAATAGTTGTGTTAGTTACAGCACCAGTTGTTGGGTTTGTAACAGCTAATTGAACAGTATACACGCCACCAGTCAAAGCTGAAGGGGTAGTAGTTTGGTAAAACTTGATGTTTTCGATGATTGAACCAGCTGGCAATACTACTGGAGTTGCTGTAGTTTGACCAACTGCAGTGGTTGCAACGTTAGTAACTGCACTAGCGGTTGTTGTAATTGGGGTAATTACAGCTTGTTGAGTTGTACGAGCTGCACCAGTGTTATCTGGAGCGATTACGCCGTTATTTGTTGAATTGTTGTACTTATAAATACGTACGGGGGTATTAAATGTTGAAGACATTTGAATTGTTTCCTATCAAGAGTTTATAGCCCCACTCAGTCGCTTGATCGTCTACCGGGAAGAAACGGCAGTCTGTTGGGGGCAAATCTTCCTATACCTACTAATGCAAAATTTGATACAAATCCGCCCCAAAATGCAAAAAAGCCACCTTGTGGGTGGCTTTTCTGTACTTCTTATGGTTTTTTGATTACAAACCAGCGGTACCGTAGATGTTACGCGCATCGTGCCAGCCTGTAGCATAACGCTCAGTGGCCTTATAACGCATAGAATCAGTTTCGAAATCGCCTTCCATGGATTTCTCCATTGGACGACGCATAACGAGCATGAGACCATTCTCAGCATCGGTCTGAATCCACCAAGCTTTGGAAGAGCTCAAACGGGTCACAACATGTGAACCTTTTGGCAACATACCAGTAGACTTGATTGGGTTCAAATCGTTGTCAGCTGTACCAGAACGGAGAACAGACTTGAGGATAACCTCAGACTGGAACTCGAGTGCTGGAGGAACAACCAACTGCTCTGCCTTCAAACGGATACGCTTACCGTTGTTGTCAACTGCAGAGCGGATCTGGATGAGCATTTGCTCAACAGAAGTTTGGCTCAAAGAAGCAGCTGTAGACAACTGGTTAGAGTAAGAACCGCCGTTAGCGATTGGGTGAGCTGTGTTGATCAAAGTAACGCCATCGCCACCAACATAGCCAGTTGTGAAAGCAAAGTTCAAAATGTTTGCACATAATGTTTCTTTGGTTTCAATCATTGACTGAGCTAAGTGTTTAGCAAAAGTGCTGCCGATACGGATGTGATCGCCGTCTTCCATCAAAACTTTGGTCAAAGCATATGCTAAGCCATAGATTTGGTAGATGAAACGGGTGATGTACAAAGTACCACCTTGATCGTAGCTAACTGGAGTACCGTCAGGCATCGCAGGAGCTGCGTTCATACCATAAAGCATTACTTCTTCATGGTAGTTACGTGGAATACCTTGGATTTCTTCTACGAAACCTTTCCACTCATCATCACGTTGTTCGTAAACACCATCAAAGACTTCGTTGATAATCGGTTCGACTACCGCACGAAAGTCTGTACTACGCATTGGGGTTGCCATTGCTTATCCTTTCGTTAGATCGAGACCGATGGGGCCGCGAATGTATTGTTAGCGATCTGTACTTGAACGATTGTGTATGCATCGCCCCACTGGTTTGTATTTCCAGCTGGGTATGCTACTTCACGTCCAAGGCCAATAACACGAACCTGACCTTGAGCTCCGCTCGCCACAGCAGTTGCGAGCAACGCTGTAGTAGAGAAACCAGCACCACCGTTACCGATAGCATAGCCATCAGTTACTGTGTAGTTAGTAGTTGTGTCAAAGTTGTACTCTTTACCAATGGATGATGCAGTTGCAGAACCATTGATTTGAGCTTCGTATACGAGTGCTGGATCAGAGAAAATCCAGAAAACGATGTTTGTAGAAGCATCAAGAGTTGTTTTAGCAGCGTATTTAGCTACAGAACGACGACCGTCAGAGTTGGTGTACTCAACGCCATCAAACGAACCAAATACTGTGTTACCAGTAGAAGCAGCTTGAGCAGCGATTGTCAATTGGCCAGAAGAGTTGATCGTTACAGGTTGGAACTGCCAGAAAGACTGGCCAGAGCTCAAACTGTAAGGAGCAGTGTATGTTGTACCAGGGACATAGGTGTTTGTGCCAGCGAAGGCAGTTGCACGGTCAAGTCCACTTGGGTGGTATACAGGCTTCAGACCAAAGGGTTGAAATGTTGCAGACATTTAATTTCCTTTGTTTTAATTTTGAAGAATGTTATGAAAAACGAATATTAGCATTCGCCTTTGCGGCCTCTTTTTCCATTTCCAAAATGCCACCTTCAAGAATTGATCGACCACCTTTGCCTTCTTGGGCTTGGCCCCGAACTGCAGCGGTGATATTACGTTGGTGCTCAAGGGGATCCTCAAGGTGCAACATTTTCATCACTTCTTGATAGATTTCTTCTGGTAACTTGAAGAGAACCATTTCATTACAACTAATACAGCCTTCAAACTTGCCTGAGCTCATTTTGCCTAAGTTCTCAAAGCCTTTTCCTAATTCACTGGCTTTAACTGGCTCATAACCCAACGCTAAGCGTTTGTCGATACTGTCGTAATTATTTGTGGTGGATAGCCAACACAAATGGAATCCGGGAATGATCCCGGCTGGCAAATCGGGTAATGCACTGTTTTGCCATTTATCACGAAACGCAGCTACACGTTCCTTTTTTGATTCATTTTCCGGATCCATTGCTGCCATCCGTTCTTTTGTTTCTTCGACTTTATCGAGTAATCGATCTTCTAAGTCGCGTTTAATTCTTGTATTTGCCATGATAGTTAACCTTTATTTTGACGATCATATTGCGCATATGCGCGGATCATTTTGTTGCGTTTCTCAACATTATCCCAAGCTCCGGCATCTTTAATTGCCTGTACACGATCGCGGGAAAGTGTAATGGTGCCTGGTTTAGTTGAATTTGTGTTTGCAACTCGGCTTGAAGCTGTTGGGCCACCTCGAGTAGATCTTGAATTACTCTTTGATGCATATCGGTGTGGCAAACGGGCTTGTAGCCTATTGTCTAACTCATCCCAGTATTCTGGATCCGCTGGATCCCATCCATCGGCTGCGAGTTCTTGGTCAACTACTTTAGCAATTCTACTATCTGTATCTCTAGCTTGTGGATCATACCAAGAGTTCTTTTTAAGCCATGATGTTGCATTAGCTTGTACCTCAGTATTTACAGGATTTGGCACATTTTGTTTAGGTGCCTTAGCTTCCTCAAGCTGTTGTTTCTTTAAATGTTGAACTTGTTGTAAACGTTGTTTAGCGTCTGTGAGTTGCTCTAAATACTCTACTTGAGCAGCTGCATCATTGGCTTGAGCAGCTTGCAACATCTTCATTTTTGCATATTCAACTCGGGTAGCTTCGTCTTCGATAGCTTTATCAAGTTGCGCAAATTGGTAAGATGCTGCTGTATTTTCTACTGCTGCCAAACGTTTTGCAAGTTCTTCATTGCGTCTTTCGAGCGCTTGAATCTTGTTTTTTGCAGAAATTTCGCGCTGTCTTTTTAAATCTTTTTTAAGTCTGCGTTCTTCTCTGCGAGCTTCACGAATACGTTCCCGCTCTTCTTCTGTTTCGTTATCTAATTCACTATCGTCTTGCTCATCGCCGTGATCATCATCTTCATCATAATCTGAATCTTCAACGACTTTTTGCTCCTTTTCTGGCGCTTCATCAGCATCAGCAAGAGGATTTGGTTCTAGTTCAAGTGCAACCAAAGCACTACCGTCAGTTTGTTCCTTGACGGGGATTTCCTTTTCATTTTCTGCCATAATTTTCTTTCAAAATTAATCTACAAACGCCTTCATCTTCTGCGCATATTCAAACGACTTAATGCGAGAGATGACTTCACGTGCCTGGATGGTAATAAACACCACTGGGGCGCCACCATCTTCTGGATTAACAACAAAACGATCACCGCCGTATTTAATTGTTCTTACCAAATCACCAACTTGGCACCACGGGCCTTCGATCCAAGGCTCTAGGTTATCAGGTGACTTATATGCAAGAGTGCCAATTTGGCGTACTTTAGCTACAGTCTCGTTGAAACGTAGGGTTTGTTTGGTTTCATCAACTAGGATGATTCCACCTTTGCTGGTTGTTTTTTCGCGTCTTAGTTGGACTAATACACGATCACCAACAACTTCAACTCCATGATCTACTTCAGGAAAACATTCTATTTCCGTGCGTAAATCCGGTTCTTCTTTTTCGTTTAAATCAAACACTATACAGTGCTCCTATGACCTTTACAGGTCTTCGTCGTCCTCCGAGAGTAGGTTATCGATAATCGAAAGGGCCTCGGATAATCCCTCTCGTTTACCCACAAGTCTTTGATATGCATCAAAGCTATGTACATTAATGCCAGAGGCAATTCCCTCTGTCATTTCTTTTTCTGCGTTCTTAATTCTTTTCAGAATTTCGCCAATAAAATCTTTCATAATTTTACTAATGCAATATTATGAAAAAATCCGCCCTAAAATTAATAAAAATTACCGCCGCCGATTTCGTTGAGGTTCTTATCTGGACCAACTTTGGAATCTTTAGTCACTTTTGCTTGCTTAGCGCCAATTTTCCAGTTGTTGTCACGATGAGATCCCGATGGGCCGTTTTCTACTTTTTGATCAGGGCCACCAGCATAGCCAGGGGTGCCAGTCATTTTGTAAGCTTTTTTGAAACCGAGCTCACCGCCGTCTTGTTTTTTAGTTGCCATTATTGTCCTTCAGTGGGTTGTTGTGGTTGCTGCTGTTGTTGTGCTTCTTGTTGTTGGGCTTGTGCTTGTTGGGCTACTTGCTGTGCTTGTTGCTCAAAAGCCTGTTGCTCAATCGCTAAACCATGCTGTCTAATATCTGAATCGGCTGCTTGAATTGCTTCAACGGCGGACATATCTTGCTCGTGCTCTAGCTGGGACTGTTGCTGGCTAAGCTGAGCGCCTGCTTGAATCATTGCGACGCGCTCTCTAGCAGAGTTGTTGATATTTGCCATTGCAATGTCTGTAGCATTGCGTTGATTATCGATATTGGTTTGGGTTTGGTACTTAGCTTGTAATTCTTGAACTTTTTGTTGCAATTCTGCCACTTTGAGCTGATACTCTTGCTGAGCTTTTTGTAAATCAGCTTGCATACGTGTTTGAAACTCTTGCGTTTTGCGTTGTGTCTCAGCCATTTGTGTTTTGAGCAATACTTGAGCTGTTGGATCAGACATCATTGCGCTTTGTTGCTGAGATTGCTGTGCTTGGGAAACTTTTTGTGCTAACGCTTGAATTTGCTGGATATATGGTGCCAGATTTTGTTTAGCATCCAAGTCAACCATGCGAGAGGCCAATGCCAACGCTTGTTGTGACTCAATATCGATGGTTTTTTCTTTATGCAGATCCAACGAATCTTTTCCACCGGCTGCTTGAGCTACATAACCACGCATAGATTGCAAATAATGCAGCGTTAAGTGTTGTTTAATGTGCTCGAGGGCATGAGGAGCAAACGCAGGCCCAATAACTGGGTTGCCACCATAGGCTGGGTTGTTTGCATACTCTAAGTGAACCTTAATATGCGCAATATGGTCCTGATCTGGGAACGCAGCAGCTGGTTGGCCCATGGTCATAGAGACGTTTTCTAGCGCTGGGTTAGATTCGTTAACGCCCATTGGGTTTGGCAATACTTCTTCGATAGCTGGAACCTTCAATTGGCCTAAAATACGACGATAAACGTTGCGTATATTAAACATTCCGGGGGGCGCAGAGGTTGCCATCTGCAATAATGCTTGATTTTGTGCAAGACGTTGTGTTTCTGAGAAAATATTTGGATCAGAAACTGGGCGAACGTCGTTATTGTAGGCAAAATCACGAACTTCAATTTCTTCGCCGGACTGATTGTCCATATCGGCCAAGTACCAGTGGTTGATACGTGAGATAATTGCCAAAGATTTGGCTTGGCTACGATGTAAACGAGCGTGAATGCTTGAAAATACTTTAGCGCCTTGTTCAATCAGCGCTTGAGTTGTCCCAACGGGCATGTTATTGTTTGCTTCGCCAATCTTTTCTTCGGCAGTTGTAACAACACCCTTCGCTGCATCTGTCAACCAGCCTAAAAGCTGGAACAATACGCTTGATGGGGCATTAAACGGCATTGGCATTGCGATTTTACGTACATCGTCAACACCAGGAGCGCCTTCAATCTCAATTACTTGGGTTGGTTCGATTCGGTCTGACTGCCCACCAATTCGTCCACCTTTGAGTTTAAGCATTGTCTGGCTGTTGTTGATATGAGCAGCATCAAGAAGAGCACGCAAAGACCCGGTAAGAGCAGCAGAAAGGCCGCCGATAAGATGAGGCAATCCGATAGCGTAAGCTCCGCGCCAAGGAATGAATTTGAACTCAACGTACCAATCCATTTTTTCAAGTTTTTCATCGCCGGCTTCCCAGTTACGGTAAAGTGCTAGGACTTTACTGGTAGTTTCATCAATTGTAAGAATGTATGGGGCGCGACGACCTTTTGTTTCTGGGTCTTCTTCTAAACGTAAGAAACAAGTAATCTCATAAATACGGCGTAAACCATCAATGTTCTTGGATGGGTTTTCTTTGCCTTCAATCTTGTTGTTTGCTTCTTCAGATCTTGTCTGATCGTTTAGTGGAGCATCAGATGAATACTGTGAATCAATGTCCACATATATTCCTTGCTCAACACGCTGCAAGAAAATGTCTTCGGTAATGTCTTGTTGCTCAGTTACACGTGGGGATGTGTAGAAATTTGTACTGGCGTATGGGAGAATGATGTTGTCAATTGGAACCCACTCGCAAGTTGGGCGCATTTGTTCTGGCTCAAAACGCCATTTGAGGAACTGTGATCCACCTAAAGGCAACTGAGTAAGCAATTGCTCCATCTCATCACGGTACTCTGGGATCTGTTCTGTCAACTGCCAGTTCATAAAGTTTACTTTACGTTCTGCAGTTTGTTCACGAATCTTATCTGCTACACCTTTGATGTTTGACTTAACAATTCCATCTGGTGGCAAGATTTCTTTTGCTGCGCTGGCCGCAAAGTCAACGCATGACTCTGCCATGACGGGGTGAACTACTTTAGACGCGCCGTCAAATGTTGCTCCACCAGGAGCATCTTTACCTAAACCAGTGCGGCGAAGTCCTTCTTCGTACTGTTTGTCACGTTGCTTGCGAGATTCTTTGTCAACGTCGATTAAATCTAAGTATTCGTTGGCCAGTTTGCTTAGGACATCGTCACTAAATTCTTCTGCCAAGTTGGAGTAAAACTCAGGATTCTTACGTGGTCCGTGTTTTTCTTGGAAATTAACCACAACAGAACCATCATCTAGCTCAATTACTTCTTGCTCTACTTCGTTCGAATCTAAATCGAACAATTCTTCGTAGGCTTGCATTTCTGCATCTTGCTGTTCCAATTCGTGAATATTTTCCTGATGGTCTAAACCAGGTAAATTATTGCCGGATTGGATTGGTAACTGGGGATTTGCCATAATTTTTTCTGTGGGTATATGTTCCTATTCATACTAATGCAATAAATAGGTGTAATCCGCCCTATTGGGCGTATGGGTTACTAAATTTTTTCTTAAAATCATCGTCAGCATAGTCATAATCGCGGGCTGGCAGATAATCAAGCTGGATCCAACCCGAATCCCGTAGTACCCGAAGTGCCTGAGAAAGGGAGTCAACGTAGTCATCATGCCCTCCAGCTTCTGGAAACGAGCATACCTGACGCAAAAACCGCTTAGCCCAGTCAGCAAACTCGCCTTTTATCTTGGAATCTTCCGGAATATATACTTTACCTTTAGCGATTAGGGGCGCGACAATGTTCAAACGCTGCACTTTATCCGCTCTTCCGGGGTTATATCCCCTAACTGGGACACCAGAACCCTGAAGTTCTTGGATCAAAGAAATACCAGCAGACTTATCTTCCATCAAAATCATGTCTGCTTTACGGCCTTTACCAAAATCGTTATCTGCGCCGTACACAACTTCTTTAAAATCATCAATAACTTTACGACGCAGCTCCGGATAAGCAAGGTGCCCATCCCAAGCATCTAACAAAATCAAACAAGTTCCCACGTCGGTGTTCTCAAACACACCCCACACTGTACAAGCCGTTGGGTCGTTCATGGTTTTTTCTGAAGTAGCTGGATCGTATGAGGCAATTACGTATTCCAGAACCGGTGTTGGTTTGTTAGCGGGCCACATACGGAACTGTTTGCGTTTGATAATACCCGCTTGCTCTGGATCAAGGATCTCACCATAAATCTCTTGACGACCAATGTCAGTGCCGTCATAAGTCTCAAGCTGTTTGAAGAATGTTTCAGATAAGTTCTGTCGGTTGTCATACGAGCTGGCATTAACCATGTACACGTCGCCACCAATTTTTCCT